AGTGGCGGCGGTACAATAAATAATCTTGCGGACGACGAGGACCTTGTGTCTGTAGACAAAGGGGAAAGTTTAAGTGTTTTAAAATTTGCCGACCGTGCTTATAATCCTGACAGATTCAGCGGCAAGGGGTATAAAATATTGCGTAGGAATATTATAGACGGTAAAAATATACTTACACAGGATATGGTTAATCAGCCTCATACGATTTATGTCGTTCAGTATGATTTTGATTTGGATGGTGCTCAAATCACTATTCCCGAAAACTGCATTTTGAAATTTGACGGGGGAAGTTTGAATAACGGCAAGTTGACTTCCATTGGTTATGTCAGGTGTATAAATTCAGATACCCCGGATTATTCAAATGAACTTAAATGCGATATAGACAATAATTTTGTAGACAAATTTCCGATAAATCCATATTCTAAGCTCCAGCAGAAAAATGATACGATACTGACTCTGAATGTGGGGTATTGGTCTAAGGAAACTCCGGTGGAGCAACCTGCACAATTCATCGATTACATTAAGTCATGCGGATGTATAGGTATAACGGTAGTTATTGCTTTACATAACGATGAGAAAGGGAATATTATACGGGATTATCCGGAAAACTTTTATGATTATTTCCATACTAACGGCGTAAATATAGAAGCGGTCAAATTCCATATAGATGGAGGTGATTATAATGGACGGGATAATGTGGAATTTTATAGAAATTACGTAAATGAAGTAAGGGATATAACCAGAGATTTTGTAGGAAAGAATGACGTACATGCAATATTTATATTGAATGAGTGGTATGAGCCTACAGATGAAAGGAATAAGGATATGTGTAATATAACCAGGTCTTTAATATCAGATATAAAGGCTTGGGGATTTAAGGTCGGAATATCGGGGTATAGGGGGGACAAATCCAATATGCCCTTTGATTTATTCAATAAGTTTGACTATAAAGGGTTAAATATATATCCATTTTTCGGGTTAAAGGATGAATTTACAACAGAAGAGAACACGGATATATACACTCCCTTCAATTTGCTATATAATACAATGTCAAGCCATGGCAAGTATGTGGCAAACTCAATAACGGAGAGTGGAGCTTCGGAAAGCTATTATACATTGCGGAATCCGGCAGATAATACCGTAAAATACGGTAAAAATTTTACGGAGTATTCCCCTCTGATTCATTTGTATAATAAAGGTCTGTTTCATTTTGCAGGCAATTTAAATCCCAAATTCATATGTACATGGTATTCTAAACAATTGTATTTGGGAAAAGTTGAGGATTTAATCAAACAATACTTATTCTAATAAAATGGCTACTTATTACATTATAGGAAAAATATGTTCTACTGCCAATGGATATACATTAGGAACTATCAGTCGCTATGATTATCATGTTGAAATAGCCCATTGTATAAGTGAGGCAAATGTAGAATATCCGTTTTTTATTAAGCATACTACTGAAGATCATTTGCCTAATATATCTGATATAGTTAGTTTTAAAAGTACTATAACAGGTTTATATATCATCAAGAAAAAAAATGATAATAATTTATACATAGCTTCTGTTTCGAATTACAAATTCTATATAGATTCAAGAACAATATGGCATTTTGGACGATATAAGAATACTGATTTTCAAAACATATTGTCAAATCAGGAGATGGGGATAACTTCAAATGAATCGATTACAGATGATGATATAGAAGAAAAGCTTCAATCGTCAATTGGCACATTGTCTGATGACCATACAATTCTTGTCAAGAATAATATCATTGTAATAAATTACTCCGCTGATAATCCCGGTGTATTCAGAATAGTATTCAACTTACTGAATACTTTAAATAAATCCAATAATATTTTGGATTTATATTCTTTCGGTGATGGCAATGTTCAGGGAGTACTTTCCAATTACACCAATGCTATAAAAGGATTTGAAGCTTATATAGAAAAAGTACATAAAAATATTTTTATAAAATGTAATATAAGCGGAGCGTATTTGTTTAACTGTACTCTTAAATACAATATAGCAACTTATAAGTTTACTAATTCACTTCCTGAAGGGTTAGAGAAAATCCCTATCAGTTTTTTGGGAAATATTGCCAATAATAGTGGTAAGACCGAAGATAGACCTACTAATGCGGATAAGGGTTTTCAATACTATGATACAGATATAAACAAGCCGATATGGTGGAACGGTTCTTCATGGACAGATGCCAGTGGTTCTACAGTGTAGTGTTTTATTAATTGTTTATTGATATGAAAAATAACATCTTATCCACCACACCTAAGATGTTATTTTTCATATTTTTTATTACAGTTTATAATGCCCAATTATAGCCAGTCGATTCCATTAAACATATGTTCTACATTATTGACAATGACTTTATCGCCATACTCCCATTTTCCCACTTTCGGAATATCCTTTAGTTTAACAACAACATTTAAACCGTCATTTTTATAATAGACATTTTCATCTTCAATAACATTAAACAGCATTTCGTCATTATCATCCTCCCATTCTGTATAATTGCCGACAATCGTGTCGCCATCATCAAGTAAAATTGTCTGTAATGAAACGATATTGTCTACATAGCATTTTTTCTTATCTGCATCATTGTAAATTCTGTGTATATAAATTCCCAAATTTGTGGGAACAGTAGCATAGATTACAAGTCTAAGTATGTTATCTGAGTCTGCTCCAGTTCTATAACAGCGATAAGAAGAATTTTTAATTCGATTAAAAGCTATTAATCTTTGCCTGTCCAATACTGGAGTTACTTCATAGACATATTTGCCTATTTTTAAATTATTATTCAAATCCGCACCTTCAAATTTTCTTGGAACAGACGATACCCCCTCTCCATATAGATAGATAGGATTCCGGTCCGTAAACATCCAACTATGCTGTAATTTGGCATTTACTATTTTAGAACTTTCAAGCGGCATTGACAGCACTGCGTCTGCTATCCTTGCATGTATGTTTTGCCATGATGCCCCTAATATGGCCCTATGGCTGTTATTGATATACACGCTCAGACCTGTATGATTGAAATCTATAATATTGTTATGATAATATACTTTACCTTTATTTGTAGGATTTCCATTAAAGCTTGTTCTTACTAATGTTAAAGAGCTGAAGTTGTTAAAGCCAGAATCTTTATATATAACTGACTTTTCAAGAGATTCAGGCACATGAAAAAAACAACTATCCAAAACCACATTGCTTTCCGATAAAAAAATAGGGTAATGTTCTGTGTCTTCATTATGTACATTTACAAGTTTGGCATTAGAATATTTGAAAACAAAGCCACACTGGATGCAATTTCTTACCAATATTGAAGGTTGAAGATTAAAATAGATCTGACTGTTGTATAAGAAATTTATATCTGCACAATCACCTGATTCTTTAAATATTATATTACAATCCCTGTTTGGCGCATAGTCCGGATTTTTTAGCCTGGCTCTGTCGTCTATTGTCAGATAATGCAACTTAACGCTGTCCGCATAATTGGGAAATTCTATTGCTTTGTTAAAATAGCTTATATTCACATTCATTACATGCAGATTGGCTGAAGATTTGATACAATGTGCATTTTCATAATATGTCAACCTTTCATCATCTACCCAATCTTTATGTTTATAACTAATAGCCAAATCTTTTATTACCATAAAACTATACCAGCTTTGTATGTCTTTATCATCATCGTCTATGTTACAATAAATACAAAAGCCACTATCAATATTTGAAATAATCTTACTTTTTTCTGTCCCTATACCAATAAGGTGGTTATATATATTCAGTAATATCGGAACTCTTAACTCATATATTTTATTAGATAGCAGAACAGTAGGACAAATATTCAAAGCCTGCTGTATGGCAGCAGACCAATCCTCATCTTTAGGAGAATGAAACCACTCCGGACGAGCATGAGTATTTTCTATTTTTCCTTCTAAAAAGCCATTACTTATACTTCCACCTTGAAAATCGAACATACAACCTTCCGGCAAAGCTATGGTGGTACCATTTAAATCATAGTCGTACTGAACGACATAAATCGTATATGACTGATTTATCATATCCTGGGTAAGTATATTTTTACCGTCCATAATATTCCTGCGCAATATCTTATACCCCTTGCCGCAGAATCTGTCAGGACTAAAAGGGCGGTCGGCAAATTTTAAAACACTTAAGTTTTCCCCTTTGTCTACAGACACAAGGTCTTCGTCATCCGCAAGATTGTTTATTGTACCGCCACCACTTGCGTTAATAAACTGCTTGGTCGATTCGGACAGCATATCAGGAGTAACACGCTGGGAACTGAAATTTGAAATTGCATCACTTTCCGCATCCTTTATTTTGTCGATGGCTTCATCTCGGATATCGGTCAATTTATCTTCATTTGATTTCCAGTTCTCAATATTTTCAAATGCTCCACCTGCAAATTCCCATGTCTCCACAAGTCCGCTATTGTTCAAGAATGACACCTTTAGCCCGATATTTCTAAGTTCCTGCGGAACTAATGGTGCTTTTGGGGGGGGTAAAAATGAGAGATTGATATATCCTATGGCTTATTGAGAGACTGTTGGATAGATGAAATGTTAGGGAAGAAGGACGGTAGAAATAAAGTAGAATAAAATGGCTTGATACTTTTAATTACTTTTTGAAAGCTATTTAGTCGGGTTGGAAAAGTTTTACAAAACATTTTGCGGTTTATATACGACTGTAAAAAGATAACATGTAGGATTGCTCGGGTTCCGTTACTTTTGTAAGTAAACAAAAAAACTAAGATGATGAAGAAACTAATTGAATGGCTCAGAATGAGCAACAGGTGGAAACACCTCGTAGGAGGACTGATTATCGGCATTTTTGCATTTGGCTGGTTTACCGCAATGTATGCCGGAGTTTTGACAGCAGGTGCTTTGGAATATAAAGACAAGGCGTATGGCAGTAAATGGGATTGGATTGATTTTGGGCTTACGGTAGCTGGAGCAATTCTCGGATGGTTAATTTGTAGCTGGTTATGAATGAAGCACAACAGGCTATGGAAGTCGCAAAAGGAATCAGCGACTATGGAATGATGGCTGTAACGGCCGCATTCTTTCTGATTCTTTCGGCTGCAATGATGATTGCTATTTTCAAATGGTTCAAGTCAATAATCAGCCAAATGATGAAAGACAACAAAGCAAGTCTGCAAGAGCTGGCGAAAACGACAAACGCACAGAATGATATGCTGCAAGACATATCGGAAGGGTTGAGGACAGAAACGCAACTACGTATACGCAACCTTTCGGGTTTCGCCTTTGATTTAAGCGTGGAACAGGTTTGCCGGCTTATTAAGCGCGTGCGTGAAGAAAACCACATTGCGGACAAAGAGGCTACAGCGTTGAAGATAAGAAAATCCCTGCAAGTGATACATAATGACAGGAATAGCCGGTTTGACCCATTTACTTATCATGGCAGACCTCTTTCTGATTTCTGCAATGACGATTGGATTGAAGATGTTGCAAAGGTCGTGGAGAATGAGATTTACCACGAGGATGGGGCAAACAACGCAAGAGCCTATACTAATGTAAAATTAGCGTATGATAACATAAAGACTGATTTTTATTATCGGCTGAATTCATAATCTGGAAGAATACAATATTTAAACGAAATTATATAGTCATGAAAATTCTTATAGATAACGGGCATGGTGAAAACACTCCTGGAAAACGTAGTCCTGACGGTTCGCTGCGTGAATATGCTTATGTACGTGAAATTGCAGATAGAATAGCACATGAGCTTTCCGCAAGAGGTTATGATGCCGAACGTATTGTTCGGGAAACAGTAGATGTTCCACTATCAGAACGTGCAAGGCGTGTAAACGAAGTTTGCGGACGATATGGAACGGCTAATGTGGTTCTTGTTTCTATTCACTGCAATGCTGCCGGAAACGGTATAGAATGGATGAACGCAAGGGGATGGAGCGCTTATACATCGAAAGGCAAGACAAAGGCTGATAAACTGGCAACTTTCTTGTATGAAGAAGCTGAAAAAAACTTTATCAGTCAAAGAATACGCAAGGATAATTCTGACGACGATCCTGACTGGGAAGAAAACTTCTATATTTTGAGCAAGACAAAATGTCCGGCTGTACTTACGGAAAACTTTTTTCAGGACAACAAGGACGATGTCTTGTATCTCTGTTCCGAAGAAGGTAAACAAGCCATTGTCAAAACCCATGTAGAGGCAATAACCAGATATATTCAGAAATATGGTAAAGTGGCTTAAAGATATTGTAGCAATATTGTTTGTGGTATTATTTGTCACATCACTGTTTTTCAATGTACGTTTTTGCATATTGGATAAAAAGTTACCGGTAAATGATACCACAAGAATAACTGTTTTCGATACCATACCTTATTACAAGCCTGTACCCAAAGATAGCATCGCCATAAGATACATCTCGCAGGTTCTTCCTACTGCAAAGCCGGATAGTATGAAGCAGATTCCGGGCGTAACAGATACGACTAAATCTCCAAATAGGGACAAAGACAGCGTTGAGGTTGAAATCCCCATTACGCAGAAAATGTACGAAACAGGCACATATCGGGCTTATGTAAGTGGCTTTCATCCACAACTTGATAGCCTGATACTTTTTGCCGGGCGTGATATAATGACCGTAACAGGTAATTATCCCAAACCCAAGAAAAAAAAGTTCAGTATCAGTCTGCAAGTAGGATATGGAATAACATTGAGGGAAACACCACATTTCTCTCCATGTTTCAGTGTAGGTTTATCGTATAACTTGTTTGATTTCTGATTATGATAGATATTATATTAACGGTCAATAAGGAAAAAGTGTATGAAGAGGTAGCAAAAACCACGTCGTATACCGGTGCGAAAATGGATGATGAGCTTGCCTACGACCGTATATTTACAACGGATGAGGATAAATGCATACTTGAACGTTTTTGGTGCGAGAGTAGGAATACCATATGCAACAGTCTTAAAAAAGTACTTCTTGACGAAACAGAGGATGGCAGTGAATACAGACTTTCGTTGGGGCTGTCGAATTCATTCAAGAAAGTTCTAAAAGAAAGTATGCAGCGCAGTTTGTTTTCATTCTTCGTGATGAATATCACTGCAAAATGGTATACGTTTACCAATAAGGAAGAAGCTGCCGGATATGCAACGGAAGCCGCTACTTATATGGAGGATATAATGCGTAAGGCATTTTTCAAAATAAAGCCCATACGTCCGACATACGAACAATCATTAATTCAAAATGTTATAACAGAAAACAAGAATACATTAACCGTGATACAGCAGGTCAAAGAACTTGTCTATGATATTCAGAATAAGACGTATTTGACAGGACAGGCGCGAGAAGCGACCGGAAAGAGCTATCAAGTTGCATCCAATATGCAGGCAGATGATGATAGTGAAAACAGCTATCAGATACGTCGTTCGTTGGCCAATGCTTTTTCCTCTTTGAAAAGTCTGCTTGGAGAATATCTCAATGAGGATAATACAACGAGAGATAACCTGATGAATGAGGAGATAGATAACAACGGAAAACTTTCATTGGAGTTTTTGCTTCCGTCCAATTATGACAACGCTTCGGCAGACGCACTGGGGAATGGCATACATTCATATCTTGTAGACATGGCACTTGGAGAGTGGTTCGCTATTAATAGTCCGGAAGATGCTAATGTGTACATACAGCACTCCGAAGTGAGTCTTGAAAACGTGAAGCATGCGTTATACAAACGCAGTCGTCCGGAAAGACCGACTTATGATTAATGTTCAAGCCTATGGTATATTGTCAAAACAGCCAGTCTCAAACAAAAGCAGTAATACTCGTATTTAAAAGGAAAGAACTGCTTTACGATGCAGAGAATTGTTCTTTTGTCGAGGGTGACATCATGAAGACAGACAACGAACACGCCCGCCATCAAGTGTTCGACATCGCCCAAAAGGGCAATATAGACCGTGTGACAAGAGTGCTGAACACTGCCCATGCAGAATGCGTGGAGATGCTGTACCCTTATACGAAAGAGGAGATGCTGGACGGGCAAGAAGCATTGGATGATGTACTACGTCAGCCTGAGACCTACGAAATCAGGCTGACGTTACCCAAAACCTTTTCGTTGACCACCTTGCGGATGCTGAAGGAACTGATACACGAATACTTGGTGTGCAGAGTGCTGGCCGACTGGATGAGCATTACTAATCCGGTGAGCGAAGCCAAGTGGGAAAAGAAGTTTGCAATGCTACGGAACAAGATACAGACCGCGCTTATGTCGCGAACCAGAAAGATAAAACGGAAGTTGAAGCCGTTTTAGGACGTTACTATCAGAAAAGAGCCGGACCGCAACTTATGCATTCCTGCTCTTTTTTAGTCTTTGGCAGACATACAGGCTCCAGTCAGAGCACCGCTGCGATTTTTCTTACGCCAGCAAGTCTTTCTAAAAATGATTTGTCTCGTTTCGTCGTTATCATATCATAGTCCGTTTGCAGACGTAGAAGCATATAGGCTGGGATGCCCAAAGCCTTTTCGCACAAAAGGGCGAATTTGGTGTTCACAGGACGTTTGCAGTTTACAATGTCATTCAAGACAGTGTAAGACACTCCCATATCCGCCGCGAGTTGTTTTTGCGACACGCCCCGATATTCAATTTCATCTTTGAGCAGTTCGCCCGGGTGCGTGGGTTCAAACGGTTCAAGATTGTTGGCAATCATCTTGGGGTCAATTCCTTTTATTTCAATCATGGCGAATTTATTTGTAATGGTTTGACAATTCGAGTATATTGCAGACGGTAATAACAGATTCGGACACAGTAAACTCAATTCGGTATTGGTCGTTTACCCTTATAGAGGAGATACCCGCCTTATCACCTTTCAAAACCTCGTAATGCAAGGATGGGACCAAAAACAAATCTTCTACCTTGTTTGCGCTCTTCAGATAATCTATGCCTTTCTTATAGCGTTTTATGATTTCGGGCTGGAAACGGTGCTTCTTGTCACCCTTTCCGGTCTCATAAAGCTCACGCAGATAATCCTTGTCGAATGTTATAATCATACTGTTTTACCGTTTATGTCTACAAAGGTAGGCCTTTTTCTGAAAATCCGCAAATAAGTTGATTCTATTTTTTGACGTAACTAATTTGCCTCATGAAAAAAGCCGGGGTGCATCACGCATACCGGCTCTTTCTCCTTATAAACAATCTGATAACCTTAAAAATAACTGACTTATAGTATTATTTCATTTTATCGTAGTCTGTTGAGCATACGGGGATTGAATTGGGCACTAAATCCCAACAAACTTTCGAACCTGTCAAGTGTACAAATTAGTGCAATTCTAAATGCTTTGTATGGTGTCCCTCTGAAACCACGCATGTATTTATCTGTACTGCTCCATACAGTGTGCCAATTAAACAAATCATTCGAACCGTACAATACTTGTGCTACATGTCCTGGTTTAAAATATCCACGCTGAATAATGGTATCTATTGTCTTGAACACATCTGGTTCCTCCATCTTGAAAGGGCGGGTAACCACTAATGCCGTTATGGTTTCAGCGGATGATGTGGAAAAATCCACAAGTCTATTTCTATCAGCCATTGCTAATGCTTCCGGATACGAATTGACATTGTTCACTATGTCTGATAGCATCATACCCCAAAGCTTTGACTTCAACGAAAACACATAAGCATAGCGTACAGTTGGGTTATACACAATGATATGCTGGTTGGTATAGTCATACACCATACGGCACTCCCGTAAGAAGTCATTGAACGGTAACAAGGTGATATCGGAAAGCGTTGCTTTTTCGTTCTCACCAGCTTTGCCGTTGAAGATGTCTATCAGTGCATTGGCTTTAGGCAAGTCTGCAATGCTGAACAAATCTTCTGCATTGAGGCTGTCGGATAAGCATTGCGTGGCTGAACCACTGATGTGCATAATCCCCCTGTCTGTGGCAAACAGAACGGAAGAGTCAATCTGCGTAATACTGTCGGGATAAATGACAACATCACGTGTAATGGGCTGTTTGGCGGAATAGATTCCGGTAGATGATACTTCCAAAGCCCATACGCCGTCTGTAGTAAAGGCATAAAGAGGGAATTGCCCGAACTGACCTTCAGAAAGAGCCTTTGCAGCCGATGATATGCCGAGAACTTTTCCCGTACCTACGGAGTTGATACCAAGTATAGGGAAATAGAATGGATTGTTCACCTCTGATGTATATATTTTATTCGGCATTTCAATTGTTGCCAGATGACTCGTTGATGGATATGTTGGAGTTTGTGGCGCACGTTCTAATTCATAGTCAAGTACGGCATATGCACCATTAAGGAATTGGTGTGGCATTAATTTTATTTCATAAGCACCTTTCCAATCCCGGATAATCATTTTGAAAGCATTTATATTGGGATAGAACGCATAACATCCCCAAGAGCGTTTTTCGAGAAAGCCGTTTGTCCCATTGTTGGCATCTTCATCCGATGGGTATCTTTCCTCAGATAAAAAATAACCGGTGTAATTATTATGTGAGGCCGCAGATACTCCATATACATTTCCATCTTCTTTTATATATACTGTAGTCTCAACAACACTGTATCCGAAAGTAGGAAACGAAGTTAAAACAGTATTTCCTGAAATCTTCCATGATGGAGTATCGCTATTCAAATAAGAGAACATTGATGCAGCCGTAAATCCACCGAACAATTCCCGTTTTACTCCGGAAAGGTTTAAGCGGGCATTGTATGTGTGAGAAAATTCGGCGCAAAGTTTATCGTGAGTAAGATAGTCATCCGTCATTACTTCACGGGAAACAAGTGACTGCAGATATTCATCATTAACAATAATGTCTTTACGTTCAGATGTCGTAAGGTCAGACAATTCTATGGAGTGTAAGAAATAAAATTGTGATGCATCTTTTAAAGATTCTTTATTCTTATCAGCAGAATATTCCGGTAACATAATTGTTGTGGATGGATACTCTCTATTGGATGAAAAATATAAAGCGTATAATTTAGAATATAGCCATTCTACATACTTGTTCCCAAAAGCGCTATTCTTTCCGCTCGGGGAAGATGTATTCATCGATGATCCATCAAGGTTCACAGGTAAAAGAATGCAGTCATTCTTTCGTGAGGCTGCATAACCGGAAAAATCAAGCGTGCCAATAAACTTTGTATCAAAATTGTCTGTATCAGCAAACGATTTGCACAATCCATTTTGGTCATAAGTATATATTGGTTTTGAAATAAACACGTCCACAGATTTGACTATATCACCCCAATTTTGCTTTAAGTTATTATAATCATAATTACCGTCAGCAAGAAGCTTGTAATCAAGACTTGCAGCCACGAGCATTATATCGCATATTGCTTCAGTATAACTTCCCTTACCACTTGCACGTTCCCAATAGACAATTGGAGCCGTTTTAGTGGAAGGATTCATTAATATAGGGGCCGAATGTCCAACCAATGAGCCATCATATAAGCGTAAAGCATAACGTACAAAAAATGGAAGGGCAAATCTGCCTTTCTTAACTGTTTGGTCTGCAAGGAACTTGTTCACCTTCGCCATAATCTGTGATGTGATTTTATTTTGATTGCTTTCGCTCCACGTTTCAAATAGATTATGTTCACCAATTCCGTCAAATGTAATTTTGAATGTAGATTTGCTATCGTCATTCATTGAATACAAACGTGGTTTTCCTCGAAGCCCAAATGAAATTTCAATATTGGGGATATGGTCTCCTAACGAAATGTAATTGTTGGATTTCCATAGATAATAGTTAATAGCATCTGCTGAAAAAACGAGTAGGGTATTACCAACAGCATTAATACTCTTGATGTCATAACAATAGCCAATTTTATTGTTTGATGTAAGGGAATCACCGTTTCGTTCTATCCAATGAATATCGTTTCCACTCTGTACAATGTAGTGTCTGTAAGATGCCGTTTCGTGGATATATATTACCGAAACCCCACTTTCAAGCTGTAATACTTCGGATGGCGGTAATATGGGTTTAAGTGCACCGTTTTCAGGAATAACACCTATTGATGTTGCCAAATCCCCATCGGCACACTCATAGTCCGATGGATTGGCAGAATACCCGTTGTATTTTATTTCTTTAATCATATCTTACTTACAAAAGGAGTTTGGTAATGATTGGCAGCAATGTGCCATGATATTGGCTTTCCTTAGGCTCTCCAACGCATAATCTTGCCTTGTCTGTTACGCCCGACACATCAAGTATGGCGGAGCACAGTCTCTTAGATGAGGCTCTGAAATGTTTCCCTTGTCTGTTGGAGGGAAACACACATGCTTCGTGCCGGCCGCCAGTAGGAGAGCGGTATCTGACATAAAGATATAATTCTCCATTCTCACTCATAATATCCAAGACATCACCTCGCGAGAGATGGAGTTGCTTGGCTATATGAGATGTAATGTCTATTCTTCCCGAAGAATAGAATACTATGTCAGCCTTTCTTGTATTTCCTAATATACTTTCCATTGGGCTTTTCAATTTGATAATAGATGAGACCTTTACTTGTACGATGTATGGACACGGACAGTTTGACTATACTATCACCGGGCAACCCATGCTCATAAAGCATAAGACCGACCGACGGGCACAGACTTTCAAAGCCTATGCACTTATACTTGTCATTATATTGAATATCGCATAGTTGAGTCGGTTGTCCGATATTTGGATTGACGGTGAAGCCGAAAGAATCTTGTCCGGCAATTCTGAAAACAAACACTTGGGCTGCATCGCCCTTTTTCGCCTTACCTTTGATATGGAGAAACAAGCGTTTGGATAGCGTGATTGAATTGTCGTTACCATCGGCAATCACATAGTAGTTACGTGACTGCCACCATGTTTTTAGTTTTTTGATAATCATAATACGAAAATAGAATGATTCACTGGTTGTTATGGTTTAACTTTTTACGGACGAATCGAAATATATCCGGCGTGAACGGAAAGAAACTGTTTCGACGAACCGGAATGACAGAGTTGTTTCGATTTCCAGTCGATGCCGGTTGGCGGCTTCTTTTGTTGCAAAAATGTAAGAACAGATTTCTTGCTTTGTTGTTCCTTTTGTTGCTACAATGTTGGCATAATATTTGCGCCCGAAAAGGAATGCCATGATTTCTTTTAATACAGTTGAGGTCATATTGTATGATTTAATCAGTGAATAAATTTGTCTGTCGGGGTTCTTTGGAAGCGGAGGAAACTCCGGTAATACTATTTACACGTTTAATTTCTCCGTCAATTTCCGTTTCAAGTGCCTTGCATTTCCGCAAGTTTTGTTGGGTGCGACACTTGAAATAGTCTTTCTGTGCTTTGCGCATCAGAACTACCTTGGTAAAGAATGTTTTTGCATCCATATGATAAATACATTAAAATTCTTTATGGGTTGCTAATTGATAATCTTTCTTTTCTTCTTCTGATAGTTCGTTGTAGCAGCTTTCGCAAACAACAGGGTAACTGTGTTCTTCTTCAAAGTACACACCACAAAGTTGGCAACACCAACCGTCTATAATATCTTCTGCAATGCTCATGATTATTTTATTAATTGTAGTATTCTTTATTAAAGTGTCCGTTGGCAATCAGCCAATCAATCATGTTTATGACTGCATCGAAAATGTTTTCTTTCATAACCTCATGTTTGCAGTCATACCCCAGCTCTATGTACCGTATAAACCAAAATACATTATCAACTGAGATTTCCAAGTCTAAGTCAGGATGGTTGTCTTGCTGTGGAATTAGTGGGGGAAGCATCTCCAATAATCGAGACAAACTCCATGCTGGAACATCCTTGCCCCACAATCTATCAAACACCTCTTCACCGGTCATTGGTGTTCCATCTGGATGCTTATGAAAAGGCGATGCTAACTTTGCTATTCTTTCCGGAGTCCAAAACTTCCCTCTTGATGTTGGCGGCTTAGTTTGCAACTCCCATTCCAATGCAGGTACTTTACTCTTTGTGTAATGATACACCATATCTGCCGTTCCCGGCTTTAGTCCCAAAGCGAGCAATCTTTTTGACTGCTCACGGGTAGTACATATTTGCGATTTAAATTCCATTGCTCTTATTTTTATTATTAGTTAAAACTGATTGCCACATACCTATAGAACCGTATGTATCCGAAACAATAAGAGGGATTCTCTGTATTATCACCTATCTCAATTCGCACGTTATAGCCTTTCATCCGTAAAAAGCGTGCAGCTATTTCATGGGCGGTGTATCTTTTTCCATGAATATCCCAATAGCTAGATTTCCATACTGTTTGAGGAATACCTTTTTTCAGAATCTTCTTAAAGGCTTTGGCGGTTCGTATAACTTCTTTTTTATTCATATTTGTTCCGATTTGAATTATTTGTTTAGAATCTGCTTCATACACCTGCGGAACTCTTTTACAGTTCCGGGATTCATGTTTTTACTAAGCATAATTAGCAAAATCTCCACCGGATTATACTTTCTGTATTCAACAGGGATTTTGCCAAATACTCCGTATTCTAAAATCGTATCTCTGATATCCATTGGAATTTTCAAAACTTTCAATGCCTTCTGCTGTTGTGGAATTGAATACGGTTGATAATTACTATCCCAATTTCCAAATACGGAAGTGACATAAAGAATCTTTTTTGCTAATCTTTTTTTCATATCTTTCCTAATTTGTTTTGAATTTATTTATAGTAGTATTTTTGTTAAACAGAGCCATAACAATCAATGCTAAAGCTACTTTCAATAACTGCTTTTTCCCAACAATTACGACATTACTACGATTTAGCCCATCATCAGTCTTGATACTGTACCAATTCTTATAAGGTGGCAGTACCTTATAGATATATATTTTCCCAATTACCTTTTTCATACTTATATTTTCAAATTTTATAATCCGTTATTCGTTAATTGGTAATTTCATAAAGCACATCCACATGGTTTTACCATGCCTTCCGGTAGTATGGCCGAAGAGTGGTTGCCGATTGATGGTCTTCAATACTTCCCTAACTGTTATCTGATCCTCATTCCATTTGAAAATCAGAACTCCGTAGTCTTCCAGAACACGAAAGCATTCATCTACGCCCTTCTTTATCAATCTTGGCCAATCTTCAGGAAGTTTACCATACTTCTTGGCTAACCAACTATTTTTACCAACCTTTAGCAAATGGGGAGGATCAAACACTACCAGTTTAAAGGATTCATCCAAGAATGGCATATCGGTAAAATCAGATACGATGTCCGGATGAACTTTCAGACTTCGACCGTCGCAAAGAGTATGCTCTTCATCTCTGATGTCAATAAATAAGACCAAAGGGTTTTCTTTATCAAACCAAAACATCCTACTGCCGCAACAGGCATCTAATATGATTTTTGCTTTACTCATTTCTTATTGTTTTGAATTTCTTGTTTTTTTTCTTTTTCTGCTGCTCTGGCTCCTTTCTTGAAACCCTCTACAAAGCTGTCAAAACAAGCTCTATGGATTTCTAAAGTGCATCTTTTCATAAGTGGGCAAATCGAACATTTTTGGCTAAGCCCTGCGGACTTTTTAGCGAGTTTCGTTACATTTTTCATTGGTTTGTCCTTTCATTCTGCCTAAAAAAGCAAGTTTAATCACATCATATTGAGTTCCTATCCATGCAAATTCCAACATGGCATTATCGTCTGCAATGTCATTAATTTGCATGATTGGGTAGTTACCTTGATTTGTGCTATAACAAACACACGAACTGTAAATAAAATCCTCAACCTCTTCTTGACTTCTTGGAACATTGAAATAACTGTCAAGGCTTCCGATTATATGCTCTTTCAAGTATTCGGAGCTATATGCAGCAGCAATCTTATCTTGATTTCTAAGTGCATATCTCATAACTCATCTTTATTTCCTAATTCAGACAACGCTTGTTCAAACTCTTTGAGTTTCTTAATGGCGTAATCTCTACGATAAGTGATTATATCACGACTTGTATAATTTGTATAGAACCGGTCTATAAGGTTTTGAACAAAAAACCTTTCAGGTTCTTCGCAATGATTCAATAGAATTACATAATTCGTGTTTCGTGGGTGGAAACATAGGAATCTATAATAATTCACTTTGCCGCAAGAACATTCAATCAGCTTATCATCTATCTTTAGCTTCCTAATGTCTTCAGTATTTAATATAGGTTTCATGATTTAATCCTCCATATTAGGTAGTAAATCTTCGATGTAAGCAAACCTATCTACCTCACCCCAAAGACTTTCGATTGTCAGATCAGTGAGGTTATCATATACCTTGGATTTGCCGTTTTTGAATATAACCAAAGCTGTTTTTTGCGCTTTATACGTTCGATTGTTACTATGCCATACGCTATTGATACGCCAGTTCGCACCGGCAATAAATCCTTCTTTAAATTCATCTGCACCACATTCGCAACAATCGAATGCTGTATTATGACCGTTACAATGTTCGCAATATTCACGTTCTGAACATGGATAGGTCCCATTACAATTATAATGCTTATGAATTGTTTCCCTTGCTGCTTCTTTTACTGTCTGTTTCATAATCAATGACTTTTAATTTTCTTATATTTACCACACTTCTTGCAGAAATAGTGACGGACGGTGTACCAACTGCTATCACCCCAATCATCAACAACTTCAACTCTCCTCTCAAATAAGTATTCCCACTCGTGGCAACAGAACCATTTCTTTATAATGGCATCAATTAAATGCTTCATAATCAACTGTCCTCCTTTACAATTCTACCATCGTCTAACAACGTGTATAGTTTACCCTTATATGCCAGAGCGAAACACCATTGGCGGGCATACTTCAAATACTGATGCAATTTGTATCTGTGCGGGTGTTTCTGCATCTTTTTTTTCTATTCTTTTCTTCATGTTACGTCATTAATGTGAATTTCCCCTTTCAAAACCCGTTCTACCTGCCTGTCCATTATCCCTTGGAATTCTATTTGGCAAATAAGAGAACAATCAGGCATGATTTCTTCTGGTATTTCTCCACGGTTAGGAGAAAGCTCATCAAGAAATATTTTTCCCGATTTGTCTTTCAGACACGTTGCACTCACTTCTCGTTCAATTACTGCCATTCGGTTGAATACCTCCGGGAAGTCCTTCCGTATTTTATTCCAATAGCCCATACCACCTTTCACACAGCCGATGCAGTTGTTGTTATTGTAACCCATCTTATACATAGCGGGGATTTCAATACCAGCTTTCCAAAGCATACCCATTGCATCCTTTTTGGTTATCTGTCGCTCGATAAGCGGGAATAACGGCTTTGTATCCGGATATTGTTGCTTTAGGCGAATGGCACGGTTAATCTCTTTCGGGTCAAAATCAAATCCCCAGACTTGACCGTCCCAATTTCCCAACTCTTTTTCCAGCTTGTAACGAACTTGTTTCTTTAGTTCGAATGTGCAAGCTGCGCCAGTAGGACCATTAATAAATCTTTTCTTAGCCAACACATCCTCTACGTTGAGATACTTATCGCTTCTGATAGTATGTATCGAGCGATTATACCATCTTTCACAATCAGATAGGAACCGGGTGTTATCAGGATGCCCGGAACCTGTTTCGATATAGTAAATCTGCACATCATCATACAGACTTAGTGCTATCTTACAAGCTACTGCGGATGTTACACCGCAAGAAAACCATGCTATTATCATTTTTATTACTATATTTGCGCCACCTATGCGTGACGGGCTAATTTTTAATTAAATAACTTACAATTATGATATTAGATATAAGCCCTGAATGGTTGATTTACATTCTTCCATTCGTAATCGAGTATGTTCTAAAGCCAATGCTTGGAACTTTGTATAGTGAAATCTGGAACCATGTAAAGAAATGGTGGAGTAACTATAGAACTCGTCGTCATCAAGGCGCAATGGTAAGAGATGGGAGACAGCCATCTCAAACAAAAGAATTATTCTTTTTGACCCTCCAGAGGGTCTTTTCTTTTTTATGGATTTGCTCATTACTGTTCCGGTTATGAATTAAAAAGCTCATCCATATCTTGATAATCTATGCAGTTTATAGGGATACATAAATCAGGGTCATCTAATTTAATGTCAGATCCCCAACATTCTAGTTGTTTTGCGCAATCAATACAGAAATATTCTTCATTTTCCATTTTATTCCTTTCTGTTCCGTTTTGAGGGTTATTCACTATCGTATTCTGATATGATTTCCAAAACATCGCTTTGTATTTTTTCATCAGTTAGCATGTGCTCAACTAATTTTTTTCGATGCGAGGGTTTGGCTATAATACACTTCGCTATGTTATTGTTATCGGTAGCCATTATTATAATTCCACCTTCGTGAGTCTTAGGTAGGCGTACTGCCATTTCTTTAGCAAATGCCTCTACGTCTTGAATAAATTGACTTTTCATATTGGTTCCTTTCTATCTTGATAGAATGCAAAATTATCTTCACATTCTCCGTTCTGATGCGTTATATATTCATTGGTGATGATTTCGGGGTGTTTTGGCAATCGGTAAACTAATCCTCCATACACCCATTCATCGTTTTTTGAGCGTTTCCCTCTGAATTTTATCATTCTCATCCTTTACCTCCTTTCTTCAATTCTGCAATAAGAGCATCGGCAAATTCCACAGAACTTACAGCAACCCCCTCAAAATCTCTCTCTCCAACCAGTACATCTCCATACTGATTACTTAATCGCCCTTGCATAGCGGATTTTGCCAATTCATATCTACGTTGTTCCCAGTCTATGGCTTTTTCAAATTCAAGTGCTGTTCCGGGTATTTTTCTACCGTCTTTTGTTATGAATGAACCGCATGAAACCAGCATAGTACCTGAAGGTTCAACATCTATGACCTCGCCGGTAGCCTTTACTTTAGCTTTAAGTTTTTCAGCAGCTCTCATTTGTCTCGTGTGTTCTGCTACACAAGTTTTACACCTGTTAGGATATGATTTACTGAACTCTGAAATATGTTTAGTCTTTCCACATACTTCACACTTCTTTACTTCTAAATAATCCATATTTATTTTTTATTTGAATTAATGGTTGTTGGCTCATAGTACTTGCATTTGCCTGTTTCCGGATTGTATGCCGGCCATACCCATTGCAAACGTGTATCGGGCGGATCGGGCAAATAGCGTTTGCAACTCTTGCGGATTGAGCAGGTAACGCCCGAACAATAACTATAATCTGTATTCATTGTCATAATGTTTTTAATTAGTTTACTGTTTTCTGAATGACTGCTCATTACCGAAATTGATGATTAGCATCATTTCACGGAAACGGTCTGCAATTCGTTCGTCGTAATATTCTGAAATCCCTTTTGCCGTAAGATTGGATGAAACCAGCGTGCAGAATTGCTCTTCATACCGGAAAGACAGCATATCCATTGCTGCTGTTACGTAATCGCCATAATGAATGCTTTCTTTCGGCTCTGAACCGAGGTCGTCTATTGCGAGTATTTCAACTTCACGCAACCTTTTGTACCGTGCCACATCAGATATATTGTCACGTGTAGGGTTGTTGTATGCTTTTGCTAACAAAACGAGTTCCTTTGCCGGTACTATCATGTATCCGCGTACTGGATATGTATCCACATTACTGCTATACCCCTCATCTGAGCGCAAGTAGTTTATAAGGTTTTGCAACGCACGTAGAATGGTAGTTTTTCCATTGCCGGCACCGCCGCATAGAAACAATCCGAAAGTGGAGGCTTCCGATGTAATCCAATTGGAAATGTCCCAAAGGTGCTTTTTGTATTGTTCGGTGGCATTAAATTCCCTATGCCTATGAGCAACTTCCACCCGGCACGCTTCATATAGCATAGCGTAAACTTGCTTGGCTGTATATGGCAATCTAAAACGAGTTACCATATGTTTTCTCTTCATCAGATTTGAGAAGATTGCCTCTGCGTTGATTTCGGCTGTCGGGTCTAACTTTATCATCTTTTCTTTTATTTTTGTCGTTTACAATTCTCAACCATGCGTTGAAGTGCTGTTTTGCATCCTGCAAGGAAGAATGCCGGTCTTTCCCGTCTGCCAGGCATTGTACCCGGAAATCGTCAAGACTGCTGCGCAATAATGATATATCCATGTGATGAAGTACTTGTAGTTGGTCAAGCCAACACTCATCTTTTTCCAGTTCGGCAATTTCTTCATCAAGTGTAAGGGAATAGATTTCACTTGGAGGCGGATTGTCTGGTTTTTGGCAAGCACCTTTGGAAGCCGGAATCAGATCGGGGGCTCTTTCTTCCTGAATGAGTCTATAAGATTCAGGTATAGATACAGACTTTCTTTTGGCGCGGGTACACATTTCCGTATATCGTCGCTGGATTGATGCCGATGTGATAATCCCACGTGATAGTAGTTCTTTATCGAAAAGCCCCACCGAACCGCAGTATTTCACAACTTCCTGCACCGTGTTTTCTTCCAGCCCGAAGTACTCAGCCACGTCAAAGGCAGTATTTGCATCCCACACAAGGAAACAGCCTTGTACTCGGTAAATCTCACACAGAATATAGTCGTACACAGCAATGCCCCGGCATTTAAAATCTTTTTTCAGCCGTTTTATCCGACGGTCTTGGTATCTATCGGTATCGACAGTATAATAATTAAGACCTGTTTTGATGTTTGCCATATTAGACATTGTTTTAAAATTCATTTCTCAAATAATCATCCACTTCACGAATGAAATCATCCAGCGAAAAGCACAGAACATATTTGTATTCTCCGTTTTCACATATTATCTTTTGCCATTCTTTTTGTGATGGAGATTGATAGCCGCCTTTCTTTTTCATTTCAATGAGCAGCGCACCATAATCACGATTGCTTTTCAACAGAATCAAATCGGATACACCGGCTGTTACACCTTCAGCTTTCAATTTGCCACCTGTAACAGTATCGCGTCTTCCTCCGTTCGGCACTGCAAACAACCGGCCTTTCAATTTCGGATACTTCAAATTGAACCACTTTACGCAAGAGCATTGTATGCGATGTTCCTCATCGTCATATTTTTGCTTCTTTTTTCGTTTCCTTTCCATTTGAAGCATTTCCTCAAGTGTCATTGTCGCTTTGCTTTTCGGGTGTAACAATGGTGTCTTTTCCGGTCTTGTCTACTACAACTTTTTTCCCACCAACGGTTATCGTTGTCCTGCAACCTTCGGGGAGAGATTGTATGAAATTTCGTACAACAGGCGAATTGGCATTTTCACTGATGGTATCCGTAATGGACTCATCCGCGGCATATGGATAAACATCCATAATGGCAATTTCCGCTACCGATGCAATTTGGTAGTCGGCCATTGTGCCTTTCATACCCTCATCCAGTTTATTTACTGCATCACGCAAGTCGGCTGCCTGCACCAATACCTGGGTAGACGTTTTTTTCTCAGCACCGCTTTTCTCGTCCAATGTGATGAAAACCAGCTTGCACTTGAACCAGCGGTCGGCACTGTCTTCCTCACAGGGAAAGAGTTCGCTGTAGTTGGCGCGTTTAATGTCGGAAACTGTAAACTCACCGGAAATAAAGGGTGTCATTTCTTCAATGATGCGTGCTTCCGCTTCCGTGAAGCTGAGCGCGTCAACCAGATAGGGTTCCGTTACTTTCTTGTTCATTCCGTTATCCATTGTCTTTTCATAACGGATTTTACATTCAAACCACGTATGCATCATGAGTTCATTTTTTCTTTGAGTTGTTTACTGACTACAAGTTTTACTGTTCGTTTAGCCGGAATGACTACCGTTGTTCTCTTGTAGATATTACGGGCTTTCCTTTCTTTTGTGATATAAGTCTTGATAGTGCCAAAACCACGTATATAGACATTTTCACCTTTACAAAGTGCTTTCTCAATAGCATCAAAAGCACAGTCGACAGCTTTGATAGCCTGTGAACGGCTGATGCTTGTATTGCTTATAAGGTAATCGGCTATATCTGCTTTTTTCATAATTGTATTTTTAATATGGGTGACTATTTAATGTTAATGAAAGACCGGGTGTGGCGGCTGTTACTTCTATCTCCGGATATAGGCTTCCGATTCCATCGACAAACTTCGAGACGTTACTATTGTTGTCTGAAAGATGCAGGAGTACGATTTTACAAACTTGTGAAAGGTCATTGGCTTGCAATGTGAGGAGACAGTTATCATAGGACATGTGCGACTTAATGGTACGTTCGTAGCGTTTCTTGTCAATGTGCCCAGCAGTGAAATTCGCATCAAGAATTTCCTTGCTATAATTGCACTCCAACATCACATTGTTAAGACCGGGAAATTTGTATTTTAGGAAATAGGTATCTGTGGCAAACAGCACTGTTCCGCACTCTTCATGACGGATGAGGTATCCGTAAGGTTCCGCAGCATCATGTTGTATAGGGAACGGTATCACTCTAAATCCATTTATCACAACTTGTTCGAATGGTAACAGCCCTTTTGCCCAATAGCTGGAAGAGAAACCAAGCGCATGTTTTGTGCCTTGACTCATATAGCAAGGTATGCAGGCGTTTATAAAATCGCCCACACATTTGGCATGGTCGCCATGCTCATGGCTGACGATACAACCAACAATGCTGTTTAGATTGAAGTCAAGAGCCTTTTTTACTTTGTTGAACTTAACTCCGGCTTCCACTGCAAGTACCTCACCAGTCTTTTCAGACTGGAAGAGGTAACAGTTGCCTGATGATGAAGAACCTAACACATGAAGTTTCATTTCAAATAGGATTAATAGCCCGGCCCATCATCCACGGTTGAGGCTTGGTTTTCGGTACTTGTTTCACCTTGGGTCTCTTTAATTTCTCCTGTTTCAGGGTCAACACCTGCCGGAACTTCATTGGAAACCGGAGCTGCTGCATCATCAAAACTGATAGTGCCTTTGTTGGCTTGCGTGGAAATTTCTTTCGCAACCTGTTCTGTAACATCGACATAATCGGCGTCCTCTATATTTTCTTCAACGGTACGCATACCCATTGACAGTTCCGGTGAGTATGTAGAACACCAGAACGAGGCGGCACGGTAACGTAACATCTGTTCGGGCATAGTACGCCACTTGCTGCCGTTTTTGCTATACCAACCCTCATCAATCGCCATTTGTATGGTAACAGCTGTACCACGTAAGGCAAGTGGTGATTTTGATGTAACCGGTTTTCCGTTCTCATCATGCGTAACACCTTTAGGAGTAGTCCATGCCACACACTTGACATTTGCCACACCGTTATTGCAAACTCCATTTGATGTCAATTCAAACTTCAGTGGTTCAAAGCGTCCACAAGTATTGATAGTGGCGATTAGGAACTTGGACGACCAAGATGGGCGACCATATACAATGTACAAGTTCTGCATTACCATAAGAGGGGATGCTCCAATGCGTGTGGCCACATCGAATGCGATTACGCAGTTGGCAACTGCTTCGGCTTCGGAAACCGTTTTTTTAGGTCCCTCGCCGGTCTTACCGCCAACGACACCGCCAATGCGGTAACTTTCGGGTACAAGACTGGAATTGGCAAACATGGTGGAGAAACGGTTGAGCGTTTCAATGGTTGTCGGGTCAAAGAAGTTGATGCCGGCAGGAACGTTACTTTGATGTGTAACCGGTGCGATTTGTCTTTCGTTCATAATTCTAATAATTAAAGATTTAACTATTTATTTGACTGTTAGCTGACTGTCTGTTGTAACCTGCAAGAATATCATTTGTGCGTTGGAAGCAATGAATGTATTCACGCTTTCGGCACGGTCAATGAACATTGGAGCATAGACTTCGTAATGTTTTGCCAATGTGTTGGTGATGTCAATACCTGCGTTCACTTGCTTTGCTGTATTGCACGTACCATAGGACACACCGTCAATTATAGGAATACATACTTCGTATTCGTTTCCGTCAAGAGTGGTATCGAAAAGTTTCCAGTGTACCATGCCAAACAGCGAGTTCAAACGGCTCTCACAATCATCAATGCGAGCTCTGGCAAACTTGGCAGCTATATATTCACGTTTCTCTATGTCGGCTATCTTCTGTGCGAGTTCACGACCTTCCTTTTCAAGACGTTCTATTTCTTTATCATAGTTGGCGATAATGGTACGGTTGTTTAGTTGGATTTCCAAGTTCTTGATAGCAGATTTCACCAACTCGGCACGTTCGGACAGTTCGGTATCTGTCTGAGTATATGTGATATTTGCTATTTCTTTTTCTATCTCATCCAAACGTTTCAGGTTTGCTGCATACGCAGGCAGCTCGTTTTCATTGATGGCGGACGGTGCTGCTTTCGGGGTGGATTTCAGACGATCATACAGCCCTGCAATACATTCGTCAATGGCAGTAATCTTTTTGGAATGCTCTACAAGTTCTTCATTACACTTGTTTAATTCCTCTCGGTATGATTCGACTTGTGCCGACAGGGATTTTCCACGTGATTGATTCTCTTTGAGCCTGTTTTGCTTATATTCTTCAAACTTTTGGAGAGCGTCTTGTATCATATTGTCGGGTAAAGGCTGACCGCAATGAGGACAGATATTATCACCGGTGTACTGTGTGGCGCGAATGGATGCCCATTCAGAACGTAATTCTTCAAGTCTGCTTGTTGTTCCAGTTATTTCTTCGTTCAAATACTTGATGCGTTCTTTTGCACGGGTAATGTCTATATTGCAATCCGATCGCTCGGAATGAATATTCTTCAACTCTTTCTCGATTTCATTACGTGTTTCGTTCTGCTTATCGGCTTCCTCCTGACGACTTCTCCTTTCTGCGGCAAGAATATCCTTCTGTTGCTGTTCGATTTGCCGTTTTTCACGGTTCAGCGCAGCTTTTTTATCGATGGCAGATTGCTTGCGGGCATCTTCCGAATGCAGAAGTTCGTTTACTTCTTCCAGCTCTTTCTTTTTGTCGGTGAGCATTTCTTCCAATGAGCCCCAATCCTCGGCTTCCGGTTTCATCTTGTCCGTTTGGTCGATACGTGGCTTGATTTCATCCGCTTGTATTTTTAGACGTTTTTTCTCTGCGGCAATCTGTCGACGATAATCTGCCAATGATTTGCCACTCAACATGTCTACGAGAGCGGTAAATTCTGCATTTCCCTGCGCCAATTCGTTGTCTGTTTTGGCTCCGGCAATGGACATTAACACTTCACGTTGAACATCTTGTTTTAACGATAGGAAATACTCGGTATTGGTTAGCATCTTGAAAAGGTTCTCATCAATGATTTCGGCATTTATCCGTTCCTTATACTCATTGACACGAACAGGTACGCCGTCCCATGTGCATTCGGTGACATTCCCCTTGAACACTTCCTCTACTTGTCCACGAGGTTTGACCCATTGCTCCTTATACTCTCGTTTGATGGTAATTTCCGTTCCATCAACGACTAATGTTCCCTCTACGGAGCATTCACAATGCTGTAGGGGATTGCCCTTTTCGTCTGTGGTGCGCAAGTTGAAGTCTTTACGGTCTTTGCTGTCCTTGCCGAAAAGCAGCCAACAGAACGCATCCATGTGCCTGGACTTGCCGAGACCGTTACGACCACAGATACGTGTAACAGTGCCATCTGTATGGAACTGTGTTGTCCTTTCTTTTTCTCCACGCCAGTTGCGAAGCGTGATTGATTTTAGCTGAATTGCTTTCATCTACTTTGATTTTTAATAGTGAAAAAATAGTGGGAGGAACAGGATTTGAACCTGTGTCCTGCTGCATCTTGGCCATTTGGGTACGTACCGCCGCTCTATCCGCTGAGCTATCCTCCCTTATCATTTGAAATAGTCTTGTTGTAACCTTTGTAGTGTACGCAGTTCGATTGTGCGGTATTCAACTTTGCCCGGACGCTTGCAGGGGGTTATTTTACCCTGCTTGCGCCATCTATCCACATTGCCACGCCCAAACATAGCGTATGCTTTTCGCTGGCTGACCATTTCGGGGTCATTGCGTGTATCGGCAAGCATGCGGACTACAGAGGACGCTACATCACGGACGAAAGTGTCATAAGTGACAGATTTATCGGGAAAATCAATAGTGAGCATAGGATTACGGATTAAAGTGAATACTCTGCACGATAATTTTCATCGGTTTTAATAAAATATGCAAGCACTTTTATTAGGGAACGTTTAGAACCGGGCTTGGCAATAGAGTCAACCAGGCTTTCTCTCTTTTGCTTGTCTGTAGCAATAAAGATGTAGCCCACGTGTCTTGCTTCCGGTTTAAGAGGCTTGATTTGAGAATTTAATCTTTTGAAATTGATAGCCATGATATTGTAAGTTAAGAGGTTATTTGTTTTCATTTTGAAACTCCATCCATGATATACGTACCAGTTTCCATGTGAGAAAGATGAATACAGCTGATACAAGATAGCCAATGAACGATGCGATGTTTCCAAGTATGATATGTGCCACAATGCTGACAACCACCGCAAAAAGCATGATGCAGGATAGTATCAGTTGTGAAATATTTACAAATTTGTTCATGATGATTACAAATTACGATATTCTGATTACTGTTATGATACGCTTTTCTCGGTCCGTTTCTGTCTGGTACTTACGATTCAGGATAAGTCCGAGATCGGAAGCCTGAGCACGGACGCTCTTAGTCTTTTCAATGGGGAAAGTAACCGTTTTACCTACTTCCAAATCCGTTAAAGTTGGACGTACTTTTACTTGATTTTCTGCCATTTTAAATTGTTTTTAATTGTTATTGTCTTTGTTCCCGCCCCGGTAAGTTCAACCGGGCTGACGGAAGGCATATCTTCACGGGATTTTCTTAACTTTGTGGTGCCAAATCAAAAAATTAAGAACTATGAGTGATTTTATTAAAATTGAGTTAGCTGATGCCAAAGACCCTAACGGAGTGATGTATATCAATGCAGAACAAATAAGTTGGGTTTCCAAGTTGGGTGAAAAAGCCAAACTAAGATTGAGCTGCGGTGACATTCTGGAATTGAAATCTCCCGGCTATGCTGAACTTTCTGCTTTGTTGGGATTGCCGTCAGACTCAAAGAAAGAGTAGTTGTCCACAAACTCCTCAACGTCTTTTGCGAGTTTCAAAAGCCTCTGAATCTCGGCAGGATTATCATCATGGGTAATCCTGTCTGATGGATTGTTCTCGTTTGTTCTCAAGAACGGATAGGAATAGTAACAATAGCATCCTTTGGCTTCGTTCCATGTTTTTTTGATTTTTATTATGAGTTCCATATTATTGCTACTTCTTGGCTGATTTTCAGTTGTTATTTTTGTTTTTTATAGGTTATTGTTTAACTTTATAGTGCAAAGCTATACAAAAATACAGACACTTGCAAATAATTAAGTCGTAAAAATTGTGTTATCTGTATTATTTTATAGTCTTAAATTTATAACTCGCTGTATATTATGAACTTATCTATTATTAGAAATTTGAGCGAAAAAAGAGTTGGAGGCATGAGAAAATTAGCCTCCGACATAGGTATGAGTGAAGCTAATTTGCATAGATGCGTGAACAATAATAAAATTCAAGCAGCAGACTTGGAAAAAATAGCGTTGCTGTTAAAAATTGACATTCGTATTTTCTTTGATGAACAATTCTCCGAACACGCAAATAATACAGTTCACACAAACGGGGATTTCAGCCCAGCCTCTATGAATGGGAATGTATCTGTTGGTGGCGATGCTATTCTTACAGAGCGTGTGAAGCATTTGGAAGAGTTGCTTGCAGAGAAAGAGAGATTGATAAGTGTTTTGATGGAAAGAAAGTAGAAGTTATAAAATTAATAACAATATTGAAACTTTAAATGAGTAAGACATGGAAATTTGGATAGAGGACAAAGAAATAATTGATCGAATTTATAAGAGAATTTTAGATTTGTCAGAAGATATTAAAATGAGGTATGACAATAGTAATCTCTCAATAGAATTTAATGAAATAATGGATGGAGAGAAAGAATTAACTCACAGTTTTGTCATAGATTTTTGTATGCTGACAAGTACGAGTTATAAGTATTTAGTGTTAGGGCAGACACCAATATATGATGATGAAAAAAATAATTTATACAAAAGATTGATAGCTAAGAAAGATTTTACTATATAATATGTCATTCTATGTTTTTGGTAAATGGAAAGGAGATAAAATAAAAGTGAAACGGTATATGTCTAATAGAAAGTGGATGCGATTTTTATTTGTGACAATAACGTTGTTTTTTATGTCAATCCATGTAAGTGCACAGCATTTGTATATATATGGCGGAGATGACCACAATATTTATTTGGGGTGTCTGACCAGTAGCCCTTATGATTCAAATTCCATTTGGAACGAATATGGGAGTTACGGGAATAAGTATAATCCTAAATCCATTTGGAATGAATATGGAACTTATGGAAGTGAATATGGATCTTACTCTCCATGGAATGAGTATGCAAGTAATCCTCCTGTGATTGTTGATAAGAAAGGAAATTTTTATGGTTATTTTACTGTTAATGAATATAAATCTGAACGTGCTGAATTTAAATTAGTCCTTCTGATTTATAAATACCATGAATTGATGAAGGGGAATTTGCAAAAATGGTACAATGAACTTTTCTAATAGGATGAAAAAGTTTTTGTTTATATTGTTGAATTGTATATTTGCTTGCTCTTTTTTATACGCAGGTAATAATGAACGAGAGTATAAAAAACTTATTCAAGAATTAGGCATAGATACAACAGCCATGAAAGCAACATCTTCTGATGGCTTTTGGAATGTTGTATGGAAGAAGAATGAGAGGTTGTATAAATTTTATAAGGCTTTTGACAAGAAAAAATCGTCAGCGATAAAAGCTAATGACAAAGTCAACGAAAGTCTTTACATCTCGGCAGACTATTACAATTCTTTTAATATAGAAGCAAATAATTCTGACTCTCTTCTTATTGGACTATTAGAGGATTTAGGGGCATTGAAAGTACATGGCAATACAAAACTATATATTGTGGATAACCCTGATATAAATGCTTGTGCAACACCTGATATGAGAATTTATCTTTTTACGGGTTTGTTTGTAGACGGAATGAAATACCCTCAAATTCTCGGCATATGTGCGCATGAATTTGCGCACTGTCTTTTACAACATGCAAAAATACATAAATACGAATCCATTAAAGAAGAAAAGACAAACAATATAATTGCAGGTGTTAGTGCTGCTGTACAAGCCGGAGTTGCAATGTATTCTGCCACTAATGGGGTGGAATCTGATTGGGATGTTATAAATCAAAATATTTCTGATATGTTTGATGCGGCTGCATTGAAGTCCCGGAAATTTTGGTACAAATATTCTCGGAAACAGGAAATCGAGGCTGATATAATTGCATGTAAATTTCTTGAATATATAGGATATGGCGGAGAAAAATATATTGAAGCATTAAGGATAATGGAGAATGCTATGCCGCAATATTCATATAGCTTAGATGAAAGTACCCATCCAACTACATCTTTCAGGATTGGATTATTAGAATATATGCTCAATCATCCTGAAATAATTAGGGAAGAACCTAAAGAGCACTTTGAGTAAAATAATCCGTTTTAAAGCACTCAAATCACGTGGATTATAAAATAATAGCCGGATGTAAAGCAATGGACAGATTGGATGAGTTTATATTTCGAAAGAAAGGTAAGGATTTGCTTATGCAATACGACCCTGACAATTATTCTGTTTTAGAGTTGCGTCTTGTGTACAAGCATTGCGAGGTACTCTATTCGGAATACATGATGTGGAGAAAGAAAGGATTTTGCAAAGAAGCCGCAAAAAACGATTGTATCCACTATTGGGAGAATAGGGAGGAGTTTTTCAAAGGGAAAATGCCGGAAGAGGAATATGAACGTTTGAAGAACGAACTTTCATTCATCCGTCTTGAGCTTGGCATCTAACCGTTTTTCAAATTCAGGCAGCAGCACTTTTAGGAAATAGTGGTCGGGTACAAGGATATTCATGGACTTGTCACGCTTCCAAGCAACAAGGTGCGATATGGTGCTCAATATCATGTCCATTTCTTCATTCTCTTCTGTTTCTTTGAGTTCTGCTGCAAAGAGATTGAAAACTTCTATGTAAACGCTTTTTCTCATACGGGCAAAGGTAACAACAATCCGAAAGGATGGAAGTATATCTTTTTATCGAATGAAAAAACGTAAATAAGACGTTCTAAATAATTTTTATCTCTTGGATGATAAAAGTATTGTTTTTCGTCTTTGCGTTGATTGTAGCTTATCTATTTGCTTTAAATGGGCGATATAACCATATTGGTGGTTACTTATATTTTGATAAGTGGACAAAGGAGGCAAGAGAATATGAAGTAATTGAATAAAACTGAAGTATTATGGAATCGAAGGGTTGTTTAGAACAGTTGAAGTGTGATTTCGAAAGCAGTCAAAATCCGCAATGGTACGATGAACACACGAAAGTCACACTCGATAGCATTTCTAACGAGATGAGGCTTGGAAGAATTACTTGGAACGAGTTCCGTCATTTTGTTGAGGATAATTTTGGGCAAGGTGATTTTGCCTGGGGATGCTTGCAACACGTAAAACAGAACATATGATACCTTACGGACACAATGGTCTGACAAATTCGACCTTAACACCTGCATCTCCTTTGATGCGTATCACCTCGCAGATATAGGCACGTTTCATCACTTCTCGAATGCGCAGGGCGTCTTCACGGGAGTGGAACAGCCATCCGTTCTTGTAGAGCGCACGGCACTGTTTGATGGTCAAACTACGGGGATATGTTTCGCCAAGAACTTCGGGAAGTAAATCAGCGCCACGCAGGTAGAAGAAGCCTGCAAATTCTGTCGGTATGTAAGGCTTTGTATTCATGCCGATAAAATTAGCGAAAGGAGGAGCGAATTGAGGTATAACTTTATCCATAAATACGAAGAAATTGAATAAACGAATATTGTTGAGAAGTATTATATAACTCATTGAAAAGTACCTTATTTTGGCGGCTGCTCAGGCTGCAATCGAGGAATAAAGTTTGAATGCTGATAATTAGTGAAATACGAGGCAATGACTTGGAAATCAAGTTTTTGCCTCGGTTCTTTTTCTACATGCTCTGCTCATTCATAAAGCAGTATAAACGGCAGAAAATACCCTATTTGTTGCTTCAATTGATGAGACAGAGGAAGAAGCGGAGAAACGACAGGTTGAAGGTCGTGTAACTGAGGCAAAGGTTTCCTTGAAGTTCATCACAAACGTCCTATATTGACATATGATAAAGAACATGAGATTCCTCAATCAGAACTTGTCGCTTTATGCTCAAATTGCCATTCTATGGTTCACAGAAGAAAAGAGGCAATGGATGTAGATGAACTCAAAAGTATTGTACAGAACAAACGTAATAATTAAATCCTTCAAAGAAGTTTAGACTAAACCAAATATGGATTTGAAAAACTGTATATTTGAAGAGCTGCTGAAGGCTGCACAACCTAAACGCGGTCTATTTGTGATACCATTACCTACTGGTTCTGGTAAGACATATAATTCATGCCTGTTGATGGCAGAAGAATTGAAGAAAGAAGATGCCCGTCGTATCTTCTATGTCACAGATGCCAAGAAACAGTTGGATGCAACAATCGAAGACATAAGGAAGAATTTAACCAGGAGCGGTATCAAGCTTCAGAAGCATGATATTCTTCGTGTTTATTCGCAAGAAGAGCAATGGGAACGAGCGTTTACTGACCCTGCCATCCTTCAGAGGATGGAAGCAAATCCTCTTTTTCAAGGGGATAAGGCTTTTGCTAATTTGAAACGTCTTTATACTTATAATGATGTAACAGAAGGAATTACTGAGGAAATTGCAAAGAATCGTTCGCGTCTTATTGATAAAGTGCGCAAAGAAGCCCTTACTCCAATTCGTCAGAAATATAAGAATGAAACTGACGAGGTTATAGCCTCGCATATCCTTCGAGAATATTCAGTACTGGAGGAACTATACCCAGAATTGTTATTTTATAAGAGTAAGATCGTTGCGTTGACAGCATCCAAGCTGCACACAACAGCTTCACCTAAATTGGTGCGTAAGGGCACACAGCCTTATTGGAAGCATATCGAGGACTCACTTGTCATTATTGATGAGTCCGACCGCGTAAAGGAAGCTGCAATGAAACGTCTCTTCGATTGTGAATGTGGTAGAAGAAGACGTTTTAATTTCTGGGGCTTGTGCTATTTTATCTGCGAGCACTATGAAGAGGTTCTGGATATGCAAAGGATGCCTGAATGGGTTGAACATAAAGACAATATTCAGGCAATGCTTAAAGCGATAAAAAAGAAGAAGGAATATCTGATTGATGACATAGCTCCTCAGAAGATGCTTAGTGGCTTGGAATTGAATGAGAATGTCAATCGCGGCAATTTCATCTTTTATGATGAAGACCAGACATTTTCAGCAGAGAATTTCGTATTGTCCATCCACAACAAGAAAGAGGAGAATGTCTCATACCTTCAACCCAAACAAATGTTGAAGAGCCAGAATGATAACACCCTATCGTTTGCGGCAAATCGTATCATTCTTTTCCTGAAGATTTTTGTTCAGATAGTAGATAAACATGCGGAAGAGTATGCTCGAATAGAGAATGAACTCCGTAAAAAGAAAAGCTACGAGACTTCTGTAGATCTTGAGAGTGAGCGTGCCTTTGACCATATTATTAAATATATGGGTATAAACGAAGGTAATACAGAATACCGTCAGGCTCTACAAGAGTTGCGTTGTGGAATAAACTTTGAAACTCCTCACTCAAAAGACCAGGAGGTCGAGAGCAGATCTATCTATGATAAAGGTATAAGTTTCATAGAGGTGTACTCTCTTGACAATGACCGTTATTCTTGTTGTTTCGATTATCACGAAATGAGGTGTATGCCTGAGAACGTGTTGCTCGATATGGTCAACCATAATCGAGTAATCATGTGTAGTGCTACGGCTGACAGTCAGAGTCCAGTTCACAACTACGACTTCAACTATATAGCCAAACAAGGCGTAAAGGTTGAGAAGATTGACAATGATGCATTGCGAAGAATTGAAGATTATATAGCCCTCAATTATGCCAATCCTGACGTAAAGTTCTCAATTTATAAAGAGGAAAATACAAATCCAAAAGAAAAGATTGAGGTGTATCTTGGCAAATGTAATCAAGCTGTCAAAGATTGTCTTGACTTCGTTTCTACCGACAAGAACACCTTTGATAAGAACAATTCTGCCAGAATGGTGAATATGCTGAGCCACTATATGGATTTTATTGAAAATCCTGACGCGAAGGCATGGCTCTATTTTCAGCCATTCTCATATACAGGTAAGAGTAGTATCGGTATAAAGAAGGCACTGAACATTCTTCAACAAGCAAGAATAACCAAGCGTGGAGAAAAATTCGATAATGATTCAATGGACGAACATGCCATTGATGATGGGAACACACGCAGATATTCAGATATATATCCTAAACTGAATGTGTGCTTCCTTAGTGGAGAGCATTTCAAGAGGGACTTGGAGGAAGTAGAGAAGTTGTTGAAGGAAGATCCTAAACTTAAGATGTTCTGCTTCGTATGTTACCAGTCAGGTGCAGTGGGCGTAAATTATCTGTTTGAAACGGATAGCAAATACAGAAAAAAACATTGTCTGGAAGCTCCAAATACCAAAGATCGTAAAGATACACGATGCAATTTCGATGGTATCATTATGGATAAGCCCACAAACTTTATCCCTCTGATTGAAGTAGATGACTACCTAAAGGCTTGTATATCATTGAGTATATTGGGCACAGACAACCAATTAGAACTCAAAGAAAAATCTGATTTCCAACGTGCATTGCTTCGGCGCAGACACCACCGTGTTGTTGATGAACTGAGCGAAATCATGAAAGGTCGAGAGATTCAAATCAAAGCTGCATTGAAAGAAACTCCTGCTTTTGATGCTTTTTGCCTACGATGGGCTGTACAAGCTTTGGGGCGTATAACTCGCTCAACCATCTACAATAAGTCTGTTCATATTGCTATTGGTGAGGATATGGCTTACTCTATGGTAACGGCAAAGAAACCAGAGGTACAGACAGACCTGCTCAAACATGTTTTGAAAGCTATCAATGAAAATCAAAATATCATTGACCGCTTTGAGGGCAAAGAGGAGGAATCGGATATTACGTTCAACAATGATGAGCATCGTAGAGATAGATACATCAGTGAGTTGGTCGGTATAAGTTTCAAGGGTACAGATAAGTATGCCTGTCAGATACGTGAAAGATTACATTCGATACGTGAGTATGTAATGAAATATCCTGAGTTTGACGATAGAAACGATATTGACCCGTCAATGCGAATGTTCTATATCCAGTCTGTTGAAGCACAAGCAAAAAATCGAAGTTATTCAGATGCAAGTGTACATCTGGATGCAATCATGAAGCAAGGGTTCATCAGACAATACTTTGAGACTAATGGATATTGTACGTCTTGGAAAGGTAAATCATGGGTTATTTCGCCACAAGTTATTCAACAGGTATATACAGGTTACTTTGGAGAGCAAGTGTTCAAGGCAATTCTTGAAAATGCAGCATGTAATGTAGGATCACTTCCTGAAAAAATCTGGGAGCGTGCTGACTGGGTAGTCAATGATACTTGAGTTCAACTTATAAATGCAACTTTTTGGGTGCGGATAATAAGCAATAAAA